TCAGTAGAGACCTGCGTTTTGTAGCGAGCGCCAGATGAGAGCTCAAGAAATACAGCCAACAAAACTGGTGATCTTTGATATTGATGATACTCTGGTTCATACTCAGACCAAGGTACACGTGATCAAAGGCGGTCGAGTTGTTAAAAGTCTCAACAGCCACGAATTCACACACTATAAACTACAGCCTGGAGAATCATTTGACTTTGGCGACTTCCGTGATGCACGCGAATTCTTTGAAAAAGCACGTCCAATCATACCAATGATCAATCAACTCAAACAGGACATCAATACCGGCAACAAAGTGGTCATGGTCACGGCACGCGAAGATTTCAATGACCGTGAGCTGTTCTTGGATACCTTCCGTAAGTATGGTATAGATATGAGTCGTGTACACGTGTATCGTGCGGGTAACATCAAAGATCGTATACCCACAGAAACCAAGAAACAACTCATCATCAGCGAACTGTTAAAGAAACATCCTTATAGCAAAGCCATCATGTATGATGATGCTGTTCCTAATTTAGAGTCTTTTGTGGCCCTAAAGAAGGAGTACCCCAATACCAAATTCTATGCTTGGCATGTTAGCCTTGACGGTCGAGCTTCGGAATATCAGCGCACTAACGAATCTGTATAAAACACAAAACCCGCACTAGGCGGGTTTTTAATTGATGTATTATTGTTTTTATCTACACTATTAACTGGATGTTACATTTAATGTAATTTGTCTATCTATCCCGTTTGAGATTAATTGTTTTGCTATTGAGGAATCAGTAATAAAATAATTAAGGACGGAAGAATCGAATCCAACAGCCAGTGAACTAGAATTGGATGACCATTCAAAGTATCGAACCAATGATGTATCGGTGACTATTGGGTCTGACGCAACTTCTGTGTTATCATAAACTAAATTTAATATTAAAAAATTTACATTTGTGCCGCTAGCAAAAGAATAGGTTACAGCAACATTGGCTGTAATTGATGATGCACCGTCTTGGTTAAAAGTAATGGTTTTAGAGGTGTTGTATCCAGGATTAGCAGAAATAAAATCTCGATAATCGGACTTTATCTGTAGTCCTTCTTGTAGATTTAAATAGGTTTCTAAATCTGATACATTGTTAAAGATTTTATCTTCTGTATATGATAGGCCTGAAGTATCTCCGCTGTTAATGGTAACACTTCCAGCAGTAACCAATGAATCTAACAACGATCTAACCGCTGTATTGGCAAAAAATGGAGTATCAGTATTTGGACGAGTTCTAACTGTGCTAATTGTAGCGTTCATGGGATAAAATTCCTTGTTGTTATCATATATTTATTCGTATCGAAAAAATGTTGTAAAAATGCCACAACCAAAATGTTGACCCAAAATTGCCAAAATAGTATACTATGGGTATAGTAATTAACAAGGAGTTGAAATGAGCCGTAAACACTTTATTACTTTAGCCCAAGAAATCAGCTATATCAGTGACCTAACTGCCCGTAAATTAGCCGCTCTTGCTGTGGCAAATGCCGCTGGACAGCACAATAATAACTTTGATCGTACCCGTTTTTATGCGGCCTGCGGTGTTTGATTTTGGTTGACCCAAAATTGCCAAAATAGTATAATACTTGTATAGTAATTAATTAGGAGCTGACGTGGACTACTCTAAAGAACAAATTCAAACAATTATTGCCGAAGCTAAACATGAAGCTTACTTGGCCGCTGATAAGTTTTTTAAAGAAAAATTGGGTGGTGAGGACAAATACTCATGTGGTTTTGCTTGGGTAGATATTTTTGGCATCAAAGGTAACACTCGTTTAGGACGTGCTCTTAAGGCCGCAGGTGTTCGTAAGAGTTACACTGGTGGTTTTCAGATTTGGAACCCAAGTGGGTATGGTTGCCAAAACATTGACACTCTAGAAGAAGGTGCCAGAGCAGCTGCCAAGGTTTTTGAAAAGTATGGTTTTACCGCTTATGCTGGTTCACGTTTAGACTAAGGAGATAACAATGATTCCGGATTTAGTTGATATTCGAGGTGCGATTGTATCGGGTCATATGACCAATGCAGATTTGGATTCTATCCAGCAGGCCTTGACATTTGCACGCAATCAATTGGCACTTCGTAATACTGGACAATTTGTTAAAGGTAGTGTAGTTAAGTTTACAAGCAACCGCAACGGTCAGCGATATAACGGTGTGGTTGAACGGGTAGGTAGGAAGAATGTAGTAGTCCGTACCCCTGTTGGTTTATATCGTGTACCTGCAAATATGTTGGAGAGTGCATAATGGGTTCTTTTAGTCAAATTGATGCAGACATTAGAAGTATGATTCACCGTGGGCATACTATCAATGATATTTACATTTATTGGAAAGATTATGTTAGTATGGAAGATGTAGTTAGAATTTTTGAAGAGGAGAGTGCATAATGCGATCATTTATTCTGGGTACTGTTTTTGGTTTAATCCTTGCAACCGTTGGCTTTAGTGGTATTGCCAAAATGTTGGACAAGGGTGTCGAAACAGTCAAAACCCAAAGCCAAGAATTAGCCAAATAATTTGGTAAACGGAATTTCATATTATGGTTGACAGCAAATTCGAAATAAACTATAATATGGAATATACAGAGTGTGTCTGTATTAAATTGTAGTATTTTTTAACTTAAAAACGGAGTATTAAAAATGGATAAGTTGTTTAAAGTTGGCGGTGTTTCTAAAAATAATGGTCAATACAAAGTACGTTTCGCAAACGACATGACTCGTATTAAGATTTTGGCTAAAAATAACTCAGACATTAATTTGCTTGAGTTGCCAAAAGCAATGACTAAGCCAGAGTTAGTAACTTTCTTGAAGTCTACAGAATTGTATGCTAATGCTGACTACAAAGCTGCTATTGATGCGGCTGATGCTAAGTACAATGGCGTAGTTAAAGCTAAAGCTGGTAAAGTTAAGCCAAGCCTCGAAGCTATTAAAGCACGTGCTGAATCTAAAGAAGCTGTAGCTGAGTAATAACATGGGGCTTCGCTGGGAAGCGTATTAGACCCCATTTATTAATAAGTGTTACTGGTTAGCACTTATTAATAAATATTGTTATGACATATCTAGCCTTTATAATCTTTTCTGCACTTTTGATCTATGCAATAATCACAGTCAAAGATTGGCTTGATACTGATCAATAACAATAATCCCAAGGATCCCGATGCTATTTGAAATTCATGCTGAACGCAGCACCGACGATAAACGTATTTTTTATTACGACAATCAAGCCAATACACTCAAAGACGAACAAGGTAACTTGTACGAATATCCAAAGGGTTCATACAAGATAGAGGGACTAGAACCTTATATACCTTTCGACCGCGACCGTCCTCTTAAAAAATCCCGCGGCATTCAACTATTAAAAATTCAACTTGGACTGAGTTGTAACTACACCTGTGATTACTGTTCACAAAAATTTGTAGAGCGTGCTCCAGAAACTAGTAAGAAAGATATTGATGCTTTTCTTGCCAAATTGGATGTATTAGAGTTCAGTGAAGAAGATGGACTTAAGGTAGAGTTTTGGGGAGGTGAGCCATTTGTCTATTGGAAAACTTTCAAACCCCTAGCTGAAGCACTATTAGAAAGATTTAAAGACTGGAAACGTAAACCATTATTTTCTGTTATTACCAACGGTAGTATTCTAACCGACGAAATGATTGATTGGTTAATGGCACTAAATTTTTCAGTTAGTATCTCACATGACGGTCCTGGGCAGTCAGTTCGCGGACCAGATCCGTTTGATGATCCAGACCAAAAGAAAAGACTATTAGGTTTTTATCGCATGATGAGTCGATTGAAAAAAGGCATCAGTTTCAACCCCATGTTGCATGCTAAAAATAAAAGCCGTAAGGCAATTTATGATTGGTTTGTAGAACTAACAGGAAATCCCGACATACAGTTAGGTGAAGGTTCTATTGTTGATGCTTATGACGAAGAGGGTATGAGCAACAGTCTACAAACCCTAGAAGAACATTTTGATTTTAGACGTACTGCATTTGCGGATATTTTTTCAACCCAAGGTCGTATTGGATTTACCGGACAATTAGGTAAGATTGACGGATTTATTAAAAGTGTACTAACACACCAAGAAGCAGATACCCTAGGACAAAAATGTGGCATGGATGATCAACGTGCAATCGCTGTGGACCTGCGTGGCAATGTGATAACCTGTCAAAACGTCTCAGCAGTAGAAACCAGCAAAAACGGTGAAAGTCACCTAGGCGGTACATTAGATGACTATGATAATGTAGCAATCAAAACTTCAACACATTGGTCAAATCGTGCAGAATGCCCCAGTTGCCCAGTGTTGCATGTCTGTAAGGGTGCTTGTATGTTCTTAGACAATAAGTTTTGGGAAATATCTTGTGCCAATGCTTATTCAGACAATGTGGCTCTTTTTGCCCTAGCTATAGAAAAAATAACGGGTTATATTCCTACACTGATTAAAAATGATGCACTACCATTAGAACGCCAGGATATTTTTGGCACTATCTACGAACACAAGGAAAAGGCCGTTAAGAAGATTATTCCTATTAAAGTGGTAGCAGAAAAAATTGGTACCATCGATGATGTTGAAGTTTATGGGAAAAGCCGCGTAGAAAGCGCATAATGGACGTTGTTGTATATACTATATGTACAGCACATCTTGGTATAGTATTAACATCGATATATCTGCATAGATACTTGATACATCGGCAGTATACAATCAAGTATCCTATAGTCGAGCATGTATTCCGTTTTTTGTTCTGGATAACCGAGGGAATCTATCCCAAGCCATTTATTGCCCAACATCGAATACATCATATGTTTACCGATGTACACGGTGATCCGCATAGTCCGTTATTATCTGGTTTTTGGCGGGTCACTGGACATTGTTTAATACCTAACTTTTTTAGAGAATACCAATATTGGAATACCGATTGGGAAACCGCACACTTCAGTCGTGATTTTAAAGAGAATTGGTTAGAAAAGAATGTCTACTGCCATACAAAATTAGGCCTGTTAATACTACTAACAATAAACATTGGTTTATTTGGCTGGCTAGGTATTGTGGCCTGGCTGGTGCACATGTTTTCCGTGAGTCTGTTTGTAAATGCCACTATCACTGGATTTGGGCACAAAATTGGTTACAGGAACTATGATAGGCCCGATACCAGTACAAATGTTTTACCTTTGGGACTACTAGGCTGTGGTGAAGAACTGCACAATAATCATCACGAGTTTCCGGCCTGTGCAAATTTTGCTAAACGTTGGTTTGAAATTGACCTAGGATGGTGCTATATAAAAATACTAGAGTTTCTTAATTTGATCAAGATAAATACTATACTATGACACTACCATCATCCGGCCCTATATCAGTTAGCCAAATTCTTTCAGAAACTGGACGTCCCGGGTATTCCGCTAGTCTAAGTTTTCTTAACAATTTAATCACGCCAGGGCAACGTCCCGGCACCCCACACCTACAGGGATTCTATGGTTTAACTTATTTTCAAAATAACAACCAAGGCAACTGTAACAACGGCAACTGTTCGCCATCGGGCGGCCCTAATGGCAACTGTACCAACAACTGTAACTGTGGTAATATTCAGTGTACTAATTGTGTTATTGCTGGTCCTAGTGATTGTTCGAACTGTGCTAACTGTTCAACTAATGTAAACTGTGCTAACTGCGACGGTCAAGCGTGGTTACAGTCCAACTGTAATTGTGCCTGTACATATAATTGTAACTGCGGTGGTGCAGTAAGTTATAATTGCAATACTGGCCTGGTAAGCTACAACTGTAACTGTGCTTGCAACTGCTCTAAGATTGTTTGTGCTAAATTCTACGACATGGGAATGATGAGCCAAGAAGTTTGGTCAGCAGACCAAGCATACGGTCGAGTTCTACGTAAAAAAGATAAAACAATTTATCGTGGCTACATCAAGTGGGCTAAGATTTGTACTCAATGGATGGATGGTCATGGTCCAGACTTTATGCCTTGGATTTTAGACAAAGAAGAACGTAAGCTCAAACAAAAAGAATTTGCCACAGATATACTATATCGTGTTGGCCAACCATGGTCAGAGCATATGGCCTATATTATGGGTACTCTAAACAAAGACAACGACTATGGTCGTATCTTAATGTCCATCGGTCGTCCTTTGTGTAAATTCTTTGGTAGTATTCCAAGAGTGCCGCGCAAATATAGAAAACACGGTTTCTTTACTTCTTGGACTATTTTATCTTTATTGTATTTCAGTTACTACACTGGCAAGGCAATACTCAATGTTAAAAATTTATTCGGCCGTGTTAAATCAAAATTGTTAAAGGAAGCATAAATGCCTAACGTGAATAAAATTTTTGAAGAAGTAACACCAGACCAATATAACGACTGTATAAAATATTTTTTAGATACAGAAGTAAACGGAATCATACATAACCTATCAGCGGAAGAAAAAGATCAATTTTTTAAAATGATTACTGATCATTCTCCAATTTTGGATACACTATTCTTTTTAAAGGGCGCACCTTTTACAAATTTTGTACGCTACGGTAATGAATTTTATGAAGCCTTAGCCGATCATCATGAGGGCATAGACTATACACCTAGCTGGATCGTAGCAGAATACAAAGAGTGGTTGACCGCAAACAATCGCCCATTCCCAGAAGACCTGGCTGTAAAACAAGGTCTAGACTTTGCACCATTGATTAAATTTCAACAAGAAAACGGGATAATCCCAACCACCAACTAAATCATGTCGTATGAAAAAGGCATATACGAAAGTAGTGTAAAACAAACACTATGGGAAAGTCCTGTTTGGACTTACAAAACCAAATTTAACGATAACTTTAATCAAGAGTTGTTGGTAGAATTGTACAATATAGCCAGCAACATTAAACTGGGCATAGATAAAAATGTTGGTAGTAGTCTATTAGATTATACTGATAGCAGCCCACGATTAAAAGAATTACTAGATACTAAGGTAGATGTAATAACTTTTACAGTAAACGACTATCTACCCGACACACATACGGCCATATTCACACCCTTATCGAGTTGGCCAAATATAAAAGAACCTGACGAAGTTATCGAATTTCACGGACATCCAGATTCGACTATAGCCTCTACTTACTATATAACTACTCCCGCAGAAGGCGGAGAACTTTATTATTTAGATACTGGGTTAGTGGGAGAACACAAGACTCAAATTAAACATATACAGCCCGTGTCTGGAGACCTAATTTTCTTTCCATCCTATGTATTACACGGAGTTAAGGCAAATAAAAGCAATTCTCTACGTGTTAGTTTGTCTACTGATTTTAATTACAAACTAACCGACGACAGTACTGATAAATTAGTTATAACAAGTTGGGTAGATTCTATGCTCAAAATTAAAGGATTACTATGAAGTACCATGCTCGTTTAAAATCAATTGACCCTGCCAAATATGAAAACTTTAAACTACTTGGTACTCAATATATCTGCGCCGGTACTTTATCCACCTATTCATATGTAGATCTCGACAGCAGTATCATTATACCGCCAGAGTATCAGCAGAGATTCTTTCTAACACATTTGGCCATGCGTGGTCGCATTGTGCCGCACAGAGACCAAGGCATCCAGTGTAAGATCAACATTTATCTTTCAGAAAATAACGCCACTACTAGATTTTATTCTGGTGACTACAAAGAGTTAGCCAAAGACTGCAACGGTTGTAACTTTGAAAAGTTTACTGCCGGCGAGTGTGCATGTAGTATGAAGCCAACTAACTTAAACTTCGAAGAGCAGTTTATAGCGCATCCAGGCGATGTTTACCTACTAGACACCACAGCAATACATAGTGTAGATGAATTATCAGCAGACAATCCTAGATTTGTTCTTAATCTCAGTACTGACATGACCTATGCAGAAGTTTACGCTATGCTCAATGATTACGGACTGTTAGATGTTTAAGTACGTTGGTCAAGCACCTAGTGGTCTTATAACTGTTTTAAAAAAGCAAATAGAGTTTGCTACCAGACCAGCAGACAAATTCTATGGTATTAGATACTATGATGTAGCAAGTACAATATTGGAAACATTGTATAATTTATTACCCAAGGAAGTACACGGTGATTTTTATTCTAGTTTATTAGTTATAAATGATAACATACCGCCGCACACTGACATAGTAGAAACTGCTGGACTTAATTGCTACGTACAACCAGCCGGATATTCTACCAACATGTATGCCAACAACTTGGGTATTGGAGGGATTGAGTATGCTGATCACGGAGAAGGGCATATATACTCTAAAGAATCGTTGACTCTGTTGGGAACATTTAATGCTGATCCGTATGACATTTATCTAATAGACAACAAGGTAATACACGAAGTGTCAATCGATGACTTTGACAAACCGGTACGAGAAGTGTTACAATTGGCAACTAACAAATACAGTTTTGATGAAGTAAAAGAAATGATCAAGGATATTCAAAATGTTTTATGAAAAATTAGATATGGTCACATTCGATCATAGTAAGTTAGTACAGGATCTTAAGGAACATATATTTCCATTGGGACAACAGGTTATTCAAGGCGAAGAATACGAAACACCTGCATACCATGGCTTTGGTGGTTGGTCCGTTACTTCTCGTACTGGCGATTGGCGTGACGGTTGGGATTATTTTCAAAACGATGAAGGCAAAGAATTAGAAATATTTTTTCCTAAGAACGCTAATAACTATAAAACACTAAAGTTTTTTGGTATTGCTATGAGTACCGAACATGATAAACCAACTCAGGCCTGTGTTGGCGAGTTCGCAAAAGTCATTGATCAAATAGAAGCATTTGGCCTAACACCGAGACGTGCTCGTGTAACCTGTTTAAAAGCTGGCGCAAAGAGTTTAGTACACAAAGACTCTGGCGATCACGAATATATGGCCAGACTTCATATACCTTTGATAACTAACGAAAAGTGCAAATTTATTATGCACGGAACCGACCTATATATGGAACCGGGAAATGCGTATATGGTATGGGTCAATGATTGGCATCAAATACGCAATGATTCAAATGAAGATAGATTTCATTTAATTATGGATGCTTATGATACTAAACACATTACCAAATACTTTAAGTACGAAGCAGACATCCAGCAACTATTTGAATTTCATCAGGCTGTTCGCAAAGAAATTGATTCGGCGGTTATCACTCCAGAAGAATATGAATTATTTGAATCAGTTCGACAAAAGTTTGTTACTCGTCCAAAACACGCAAATACCGTTGACCAAATTCAATAAATAATGTATAATTAACTTTTAAGGAGGCTGTATGAAAGTTGAAAAATTAGTTCGTAAACTTTACAAGGCCGAAATCGAGCATAACCTTGATAAAGTTAAGAAATTTTGGTTTAAACTGCTAAAGAAGAGCTTGAAGCACAAGCACACAGAAGCAGTCAAGTAATTGTTGTAATTCCTTTCTAGCAAAGGCATTGTGGACCCGGGTTCGACCCCCGGCGGGTCCACCGAAGTGTATTGTGTAGTATATTTCGGTGGGCCCGTATTTGGTTTCGACATGGTGAGATAGCGACAAAGGCAACACGTCAGGAGTAGACGTAAAAAGCAAATAACGTAAACGCAAACGACGAACAGTTCGCATTGGCAGCCTAACAGCGCCTAGGGTAGTTATACCTCGTAACAGAAAATAACCTAAACCCGCTTCGGCGGGTTTAGTATGATAAATAATACTATATCATAAAGGATTACGTTATGGCAATAACCGCTACATTTACTGACCCAACAAAAATTATCGACGGAGTTTCGACCCCGATAAGTATAGATACGTGGGCACAGGAGACTCTTTCTGCTGAAGAGTTTATAACTTTTACGCAAGCTCACACACGTCAGCGAGCAATCTGGGCAAATGCAGCAAGTGCTGGTAATGTGACAATTACTAGAAATAACCCGCACAGTAGAACCATAACGTTCAACAGTGATGTTGAACAAGATGCAGAATATCTAACATTCCAAGAAAGATATATGGCAGACTCTACCCTAACATGGGACTCAAGTTACGGACAATAATCTCTGTTGTAAAAAAGCCACACATTTTAACCCCCTTAAATGGGGGTTTTTTACGGGGTAAATTTTGGTTGTGTCCAAATTGCCAAAATAGTATAATACTTGTATAGTAACTAATAAGGAGCAGATATGACACAAGTAGAATACAAAATTGGTGATGATGTTAGCCACGGTATTGGCGGTGATCGTTACTATGATGGTAAAATTGTGCGTATGACCAAGCGTTTTATTTTTACTGAAACTGGTCGTCAATATACCCGTAAAGTAGCTAAAGATGGTACTGTATATTACACCCAAACTGGTTGTAAGTATTGCTACTTGATGCCAGGTAAACATGAATACATGGACCCACATTTCTAAGATGAAGTTCTTTAAAGAAACTACTCAATGGGCTGTGCCAAATCACGTCTACTTGTTGTCAACAGATAAAAGTAAGATGTATGGCTACATCCGTCGTGGTACAGATGTTGCAGAAACATTTAAGAAGCCTTATCGGTTTGATGCTCGCGGTCGTACCTTTGTAGAAGTAAAAGAGCTAGGTGAAATTGATCTAGACGAAGTAACGTCAGAAACTTGGAAATTTACTGGATCTAAAGGCAATGAATATGTTGTCCAGAAAATAGAAGGTACGTTACAATGTACATGTCCTGGTTTTACATTTCGCGGTGATTGTAAGCATGTTAAACAAGTAGAGGAGCAATAATATGGCAACACGTTCAGCAATTGGTATCAAACACGGTGATCGTATCAAGGCAATCTATTGCCATTGGGATGGCTATGTTGAGCACGTTGGTGCGGTATTAAACGTCTACTATCAAGACAGTATTGCGGTTAATAAACTAATCTCAATGGGCGACCTTAGTAGCATTGGTGCAACAATTGGCGAGCAACACGACTTTGGTGCTCGTGCAGAATACTTGCCCGATGGTGCAGCTACTCAATGTACTTTTTATCAACGTGACCGAGGCGAAGATGCTCCGTTTAAATCGTTTGGTAGCGAAGAGGAGTTTGTAGATCATTATGCAGGTTGCGCCAGCGAATACTTTTATTTGTATGATTACGGTGTTTGGTATGTTGCAGATCGAAAAGGTGAGTTTAAACCTTTACACGAAGAACTAGCAAAGGTACCGGCATAATGGAACGTATTAGACTTAACATTGAAAGAGAAGTATACGACAATCTCCGATACATGGGTATGCGTTTCTCTGAGCAAACCACCGACGCACTAAATCGTTTCTTGTTTGATGGCTTGCCGCCTGGCGGGCACTTGGAGGCTATGTTTGCCTATGACTTTGAACGTGCTTTATACAATGCGGACTCTGCTAATAAACAAAGTTTCTGGGGTTTGGCCATGTGGATTCGTGAGTGTGCGCCACGTGAATGTCAAGGTAGTTATAAAGCTGTGGCTGACTGGTGTGTAAACAAAGAGGCTCGCGGTGCTTATTACAAAGAATGCGAACAGAAGTATATGTGGAATCAATTGAAAGGAAACTCTTATGCCTAACTGGTGTGGTAATACATTAACTATAACACACGAAGATCCTACTATGATTGCTCGTGCTAAAGACGCCTTTGCCGACGGTAATTTCCTACAAGAGTTTATTCCGGTGCCCCCAGACTTGCTCAACGAAGAAGCCACTACTCATTACAGTGATCCTGATAAACAGCAAGCAGTTGATGCACTCAAACAGGCTAACAAAGAAAAGCACGGATATGAATCTTGGTATGACTGGTGCATTAATGAATGGGGTACAAAGTGGGACATAGGCAACGGTCAAGGTATCAACACGTGGTCCGATCATGATTTAGTTGTTTACTTTGACTCTGCTTGGTCGCCACCCATTGCGGCCTATGAAAAGCTCATTGATCTAGGCTTTACTGTCTATGCTACCTACTATGAACCTGGCTGTGCTTTTGCTGGTATCTTTGAAGATGGCTATGACGATTACTATGATTTGTCGGGCTTGGATTCTGGAGATGTTCAACAGCAGTTGCCACAGGAATTAGATGACGCATATGGTATTTCAGAAACTATGGCTGAATATGAACGTGAAAACGAAGAAGAATTAACAAGCTGGTATAAAGAAGGGGTCGAAGACCAAGGACTAGAACCCCATAAGGTTGACCCAAAACTGTGTTAATGCTATAATGTATAATATTAGATAGGAGCAGAATGTTGAAACCTTGGGAAGTCATAGCTGAACTTGAAAGCGATAACAGTCGCTTGTTTAAAGAATCAGTAGTTAAACGCGAAGCTGATGCTGGCAATGCTGAATTCTTTCGTGGATGTCGTGCTGCACTGGATCCAATGATTACCTATGGCATTCGACAGGTTGAAGAAAAGTCGGGCGATGGGAAAGGTTTAAATCCTGATACGTTTTGGAGGACTGCCGAACAATTATCCGGTCGTCAATTAACTGGTAATGCCGCACTTACCGCAGTGAACCATATGCGTATGAATGCCCGAGAACAAGAATGGAATCAATGGTATCGTCGTATTCTTATTAAAGATCTACGCTGTGGTGTCAGCGAAAAAACTATCAATAAACAAGTGGAGAAAATTAATGGAACTTATGTTATACCTGTTTTTAGTTGCCAACTTGCTCACGATGGTGCTAATCATGAAAGCAAAGTCTCCGGACGGAAACTTATTGAAGTTAAACTGGATGGAGTACGTGTTATTACTATCGTCTATCCAAGTGGGCATGTTGATCAGTATAGTCGTAATGGCAAGGAACTAGTAAACTTCGAGCACATCAAACAGCAGTTTGTCAAACATGCCAAACTCCTACGTGAGCCAATGGTATTTGATGGCGAAGTAATGTCAAGTAGTTTTCAAGACTTAATGAAACAAGTACATCGTAAGAGTGATGTAGCGGCCAAAGATGCAGTTCTTAATTTATTCGATATTCTTACACTAAAAGATTTTCAAGCAGGGTACAGTCCAATTCCACAACGTGAACGCAGTAATGCACTTAAAATTTGGTTTGATCCCATAGCTGATCATATGCCCAATGTCACAGTATTGG